ACAGAACTGTGTTATTGTTTGTGTATGGAGCCGGTCCGTAAACATCTTCCCACCAAGTAGGCTGTATTGTAAACCCTAGCATTTCCCAAGGATGTGTATGCGGCCTGTCAGTATCAAAATAGTTTTTATAAATATTTCTCCAGAATCCGTCTAATTTATTTCCATTAATATCCGAGCTATACTTATAATTGTAGGTAAATCCGTCGGAGATATCCCATACATCATTTTTTACATAATCTGGCGATCCTGCTACTTCCAACCACTGAGCGAAGTCCGATAACATTATGTTGTTCAGACTTTCTTTTTTGAACCCTGTATCTCGATTTACACCACTAACAAAATCAAAAATATTAAGTTTGTCTACGTTGTACGACGATTTAATATTGTTGTAAATTCTTTTTTCTAGTTCAAGTACTAGTTCGTCGCGATAGTCATTGTATGCTAACATCAAGCTACCGTCGTGTCCTTGAATCATAGTTTGAGTAGTAGAATATGTAGTATCAACAATTAAAGAAGGCACATACTTAGGATACAGTCCTAATTTAGTAGGTGTAGGAGGAATAAATGTTCCGTTTGTGCTTTCAAATTCGTGTATTGCAATTGTATCATTTGAGTTTAGATCTAATGTTACATACACAAACTCGTTTTCAAAAGTATAGTCAATTCCGTATATTAACTGTTCACCGTTTAAGTAAACTAGTATAGATCTAGTAGATAGTGTTTGTAAGTCGAATGTTTTTGACATTGCAAAATACGCAGGTCCTGGATATTCTACAGTTGTTGATGAAACTGTAGCTGACTGGTATCCTAACATATCACTGAAATAAAACGAGTTTGTTGATGTTTTATCTTTGTTAATTCTAGAAAGAATTAAGTCCACGTGTTCTTTGACTGATCCATGAAATCCTGAGTTTTCTGCTTCGGTTAAAAATGTTCTTTTAAACTTAGCATATTCTTTTTTTGCATATCTTATAGACTTAATAATGTTAGCATCTTTGTCTGTGATATGGTAAAGACTTAAAGATAACGGACCTGAGTGTTGTATAAATTTATTTCCATAATCGGATACTTGTCCGAGATCTCTTAGATTGCTTGCACCTGGAAACTCGCCTGCAAACGTTCTAACATTTTCTACAATACTACTAGCATGATCGTTTACTTCGCCTAACGTGAATATAGATAAACTTTCGTTCAGCGGATTCTTTTCAAGATTTGACGGAATTTCGTAGAATCCGTTTGCATTTTTTGTTGCACTGCTGTATGCTTTAAGTACTAAAGAATCACCCGCTATTAAGTTGTTATTGAAAATTACCGTTGCTGTGTTGTTAATATTTTCAACAGTATAATCAATTGTTAGTTTTTGTTTTTTTCCGTTGACATATACATATAAAATTAAATCAGTAAGCGATCCACTGTTATCAAACATATCAACAGAAAAGTTATTTAATTGTGTCTCTACTATAAAATTCTTAATTACAAACTGTTTACTATTTGTATTTGCTTTAACCCATCCGTTAACAAAAGAATAAGTTTCGCCTGTAGAATCATATAATTTTAGATAACCTTCATCGGTGGTTACTTTTCCACCACGGTGAACTACGGACTGGTAATCAAAAGAATCGCTGGTCAAATCAAAGCTAAACTGTATATCACCTATATTGGCAATGTTTTGGTAACTTAGTGGAAATCCTAGTTCAATATCATCTAAACCTGTGCCTATTTTATAACTAAAGACTTTATTACCGGCAAATGTCGATGCTGGATAATAGGTTAAATTGTTAAAAGCTATACCAGTGTTATCAAATAAATCAAATAACGGAGTTTGATTTACTGATGTTTTTTCTTGTGATCGAGTCCAACTGCCGTTTGTATAAGAAAACATTTTTCCTTTGTAGCTGTTGCCACTTAGAATTAATGCAGTTTCGCCTTCACTAGGAACAGAATCTACTGTTTCAATCAGTGAAATTTGTCTGCGGCCTTTGTGTGTTATAAATTGTACTTCGTAAATTCTACCGTTTACTAAAATGTCAGTATCTGCTGTAAAAAGCACCCTAGTACCGTTAACAAGATCGACACCATCGACGTTGTAACCTAGGCTTCCTTCAATTGTACTAAACACATCGACAGTAAATGTATCTACCAGGTCAACAGGTTGTTTTGCTTTGGTGCCATGATTAAACAGTTTTAATCCTGCTTCAAATTCTATAATCGGTCTTTTTGCTCTAGCATCTTGATCAAGTATTATTTCGTTGTTACTTGCTTCTGCACTTGCAACAATTACATCTTTGTGAAACCATCTATTGTATCGTGTCCACGGATTTTTATCAGCACTTGCTCTATTAATAACAATGTAATCTTTTATTCCCGGAAAACTTGTTGCATCCTCAAATGGGTATATGTCAAATGCTGTGCCATCAAACGGAATGTTATATTCAGATGTAAAAATTGCAGGCACTTCTAGTGATTCGTCAGATATAAGAACAATTCTATTTCCTACACCTTCGACATAAAAATATTTTCCAGCATATGTGCTTGGAGTTACATTACCGGCAAACGACACTTTCATACCGTTGCTTAATTCTACACCATTGCTAGTTTTGTAAGTCTTTTTTCCGAGTATTTCAGTGTCAACATTTATTGATGTGTTTTCTTCAATATTAGAAATATTAAAAATGCCACTGGTGTTGATATTGTTTTTGCTTATATAATATAATGTCGACGGAGCGTTTGCGGGAATAGTAAATTCTATTATGCCTTTTTCGATAAAGATCTCATTTGTAATTTTGCCATCTTCACCGTATTTTACTATACCATCATTGTATAGTGCAGAAACATTTTCACCAGCAGTGTAATCAATTTCTCCAGTATCAGCTAGAATATATGAGCTATTTTCAGTAAACGATCTATTTACAAAAAATGCAACAGGATGTCCTGGAGTGTTAATTTCAAATCTATATGTAATTTCTTTATACAAGTCAAGTCTAGGATTTCTTGTAAAACCGTTAGGAGAAAAAACATAGGCATAATTATCGCCTTCGTCTGAAAGAGATATTGTATATGTGCTAACAACTTCAGATGATTGTCCAGAAATTACAATAGGATCTGGACCCATTGGCAACCAATAGTATTCTCTAAAGTTTACAAATTTATCCCAATCTATGTGAGGGTTCCACGAATAAAATTCTTGGCTGTTTAAAATGCTGTGGTTAGAAACAGTCGATTTGAAACTTTTTAATTGTCCAAGATAATCTCTATATCCTTTTAGAAATGTTACGTTATCTAGCTCATCCTTGGCAACCACAACCGGTTCGAACTGATAGTTTTCTCTGTCTACAGAAAAATCTGCCAAGTAGCTATCTGATGCAGTTGTAGCTTTAGAAAAACGTCTACCAGCAAACGCACTAAGTTTTTCAACTACACCCGGAGTGGTCATTTGATCAAGTGTGCTGCTTAAAAACTTTTTGTTAATGTTTGTTCTAAAGTATTTAGGTAACAAATTAATAGATGAGGTGTTACTATTTCCGATAGGAAGTGGGAATTCATCTTGTATATTATTGTTTGCCATCAGTAAATGTAGCCTCCGGTTGTATTACTTGTTGTGTTTAGTGTTGTACTTTGTACTCCACTGCTTGAAGTAGAAGTAGATGTAACAATTGACCCATCTGCTTTTAATCTGTCTGTGGTGTTAGAGCTTATTATTTCAACGTCGCTAACTGTTGCTCCGCTAATAAAAATTTCATCAGTTTGAGGAGTTATTTCAAACAAGCTACCAAACGCACTTGTAGCAGATCTAGGAACAATAACTATACTGCTAATATCTGGCGCTAAATCTTTCATTATGTAAGATGACAATTCGGAAAAGTAAAATGTTTCTCCAAAATCCCAATTGTCTAGTGCAAAGAACTTGTTGATACTAGATACCACTTTAGATTTGATTTCGTTATCGTTAACCACTCTGTTAGGATTTTTTACAATTTTAAAGATTGCTTGCATGTCTGAATCTGCTTTGCTGCCGAATAGTATTTTATATTTTACAGGATGATAAACTATGTCATCGCTAATACTCTTAACCTTAGCTAGTTCTGCTCCGTAATTAATAAACAATTGATCGCTGCTAGGAGGCAACGGTTTATCAATCGTTCCGTCTAGATACTGTCTAAATAATGTATCGTAAGAACGAGTTAACAAGTAAACATCAATTATATTACTACTGCTAGGGTCTATTCTATTGTTTTCATCGCTGGCATGAATATAATGGAACTTGAGGTTGTCTCTTCCTGTATATGCGTTATAATCGTATATTTGAGTTAGCGTACCTGCTGTTCTATTATACTGTTTAAATACGTCAGTTGACTCAATATAAAAAATTGTGCCTGTTGCATATTCTGTTAAATTAATAGAACTTTGTGTAGGGGCTACAACTATATTCTCAGCTGCCTGATTAACATAAACGGTAAACTCGTTGTTGTTTATTATAGTTTTTTTAGTAAAAACATATGTTGCATCGTTTACAATGTCAGTGAATATATCAGGGTTGTCAATTACACCATCGTCGTCGCTGTCATAAAACACTACTTCGACTTTTTTTGTATCAACGTATCCGTTTTCATCTCGATAATCGCTTGCTATTTCCCAATCAAAATCAACAGTAAAAGGAATTAGCTGCCCTGGTTGTTTGTTAATGTTGAGCACCGATATTTTATCTTTTATAACAACTCCGGTTTGACTATCGTAAATCTTTTTGTTATTATCAAAGTAGAATCTAATTTGTGCATCACTTTCAAATATATAACGCAGTGATCTGTATGTTACTGTGTAAGAATAACCGTTTGTCTCAAATAATAACAACCAGCTTGAATCCAGTTGCTGATTACTAGTATCTCCAGCTTGTCCTAGGCTAAAGTCATCATACACATTTAGGTTGTCTTCGTTGATAACTTCCCACTGTCTGTTGTCTCTGTCATATCTTAATCCAAATGTTCTGTATGCAAATATTTCAGATATAATTTGTGTGTAAACATCATTTACAAGATCTTTTACAAATTTAGGTTTTACAGCATTTAGTATAGCACCGGTGGGTATAACGTCATTAAAAACAATAGGACCTAATCCCGAAGAAGTTAGTGTTGTTCCCGATTCCGAAACACTTATAACTTTTACCCATTTATAAGTAACAGCATTTTCTGTATCAGCAGCACCTGTTACTAAATTTCCGTCAACGTCAAAATACTTTCCTGTTGGCGCAACAAATTTTACCATTGCTTCTGGTTCTAAAAATCTCAACGGACCTTCAGTAAACGTAGCAACTTGATAAATTATGTCGCTGGAATCTTTGATGTATCCAGTGGATCTGTTGGTATCTTTGGTTACCTGATTCCATGTTAAATTGTATTCTGCATAATCCTGATTAGGGTATTCGCTTAAATAAAAGTTTCTTACGTTCTTGTCTTGGAACACTGGTATTATTTGATTTTGTAGTACTGCTTCAATGTCTGTTCTAGTTAAGAAATTAAAATTGATTTTCTTATCTACTTTTTCTTTGAATAAAACTCCATCAGTTGCAAACAAATTAGTTGTAGAATACTTTCCTGTTGCATCTATTAAATCGTAATATCTGCTTATGCCAATAGAAGTTCTGTTGATAGATTTTACTTTAACAATTTCTTGACTTATTGCAAGTGGACCAATTGCATAATCTTCAGCAGTTATTAAACGGTTTTGAGTATAATAAGTTGCAGGAGCATTGTTTTTTATGCTTTCAATTGTTTCAGTACTACTTGCATTGGTTACAGTTGTTTTTAACGACAGTACAATAGTCAACGTTTCTGTTCTACCTATTCTACTAATGTACGGTATTCTAACTGTTACATTAGTGATGTTTGCCGGTAGTATTGTATAATCTTTGTTTGCACTGATTCTATAATAAATTCTAAAAGATCCTTTTGGAAGTGTTCCAAATATACCATCAGAGAAAATCAAGCTAACTCTATCATCTGTACGTGTTGTTACTGTGTAGATGTTTTTAATCTTTTTATTTAGGTTATTGTAAACAATATTGTTACCTTCTACTGCATCAACCTTGGTCCACAACTCGGTTTCTTGTCCTGTGGAATCTAACTTATATAACCAAACATCTGTATGATTTATGTTAGCCGAATCAATATCTATTTTTTGATTAGGAACAGGAGAGTCGATTGTAAAGTCACCTCTGTTTAATAACCCTTGTCTAAAGTGTGCAAAAAATCCTGTTGAATTGCTTCCGGGTCCTTGACCGTTATCTCTATAAATGAAGGCTAGTGAATTTCCTGGTAATGGTGCTTCTTCTACAAGATCGCCGTTTTCGATTGTTGTACTAACAATTTCAAAGTCTAGATTTGTATTATTAACTGACTTAGAAAACGAGTACACAGGAGTAGTAGTAGATACAGAATTAAATCTATATTGTTCTGTAGAAATACCGCCTACACTATCCAACTGAATGGGTCTGCCAAAAGTGTTTTGCACTGGCATAGCAGCATTTAAAACTTTAGTAAATTGTTCATACCAATCAGTGTTTACACTGTCATTCCAAATAACAGTTTTTCCACTTAAATTTCTTCCAGCACTGTCTGTAATGTTTTCGGAAGTGGAAACACTTTGAAATTTAAGCAAGCCATTTCCAGCTTTGTTACGCTGTGGATTATATGAAAGCAAACGTGCAAGTCTTAAAACGCTTTCTCTACGTTCGGCTAATTCGATAAAATTTTCTCTTGCGTTTAAGTCAACTCTAAACGAAATGTTTTGCCCTAAAAACGCAATTAGATCGATTAACGCAAGATATTCTGATGATTCAATATAATCATTAAAGTCTTCAGGATAGTTTACTCGTAGATATTCGATCATTGTTCGACGTAAATTGTCAAAATCATATGATTTAAAATCTGCATATTTAAAACTTTGATAGATTTTTTTCCAATCTTCAGCAAGTAATAATCTGTTTTGTCTATCTGTAGAAGACATTGGCACGTTCCTTAACTATTAAAATATTTATCAGATTTAAAAAGTGCGTAGTTTTAAAGTAGACCGTTTTCTCTGTCAAATCTAAAAACTAATTCTTCACTTATGCTATAGTCCAGGTAAAGTAAAGTACATTGTATTTGTAGTCCATATTCGTACTGATCAACTACTATATTGTCAACTTTTACTCTTGGATCGTAGTTTACAATATCGGTAACGTTTTTTATAACACTTTCTTTTAGGTCGTTTGTAAGAGGTTCAAATAGCACATCCCAAATTATAGTACCAAACTCTGGATTCTCTAATTTTTCTCCCATTCTTATATGAAAATGGTTAACAATATCTTGTTTGATTAGTGCAATGTCACTGCTTTTAAAATCTTTATTGTTAGGATTTACTGTACTAATCCCTCTATAACTTTTATTAGTAATAGGATTAGAAGCCACAAGCTGCGGTTGTACTTTTAAATTTTTATAAAGATTTTTTTCTAAAGTGCTCATGCTGTATTTATCTTTGCGTATTTGATGGAGGAAGTGGCTTAGGTGTTACTGGTGGTCTATAGACTACATTGGGTCCAGTTGTTGTACCTGTTGAAGTTCTAGTTGTTATTTGCGAACTAGTTAATACTTCTACCGGACCTTTTGGTGTCATTATTGTTTGATATTTGCTAGTAATAGTTTTTACACCTGCAGGACCATCAACTTGATTAATTTTTGTTACAGTTTTACCGTCAGTTGAACTTCTTCCATTTAATGCAGCATCGATTTCGCTATCAGAATATCCCCTGCCGCCGATGTCATTCGGCGACGGTAATCCATTTCCAGGTATTAGTGTTTGATTCGATGTAGGATTTATACCATTTATCAACATATCTCTTACTTTTCTACCTGTTCTGAAGTCGTATCGGTTATCGTAAGGATCTGTTTTTTCATACAAGTAAACGTTACTAGGAGCAGGAAGTCTGCTAGAAACCAAAGGTCGATCGGCTGCATTTCCTCCAAAGATACGCTGTCCTCCATTGGCAGCAATTTCTGTTTGCATCCGTTGTGAGGTTCCAGTTGGTTCGTAAGCAATATTACCTTGCTGTATATCAATTTCAGTTACTGTTCCTGGACCTCCGTTTCGTATATCTGCTAAGTTTGCTAAAAACACATCCGGGTTATGATGAGATCGATTTAATCCGTCTCCTGCATAGTAAGACTGTCCTTTGGTAACAAATCTGTGTTCTCCTTGTGTATCAAACGGAACCGGTACACTTGCAAATTCTTTTGCTAAATTTAAACAAAATTCAGAATCTGTAATTCCGCCGGATTTCCACTGGTCTAACCTTCTGCTTTTTTTTAATCTAGTTATTATTAAAAAATCTTGTACATCTCTGTTATATCTAGTAGTAGCTGCATCGAGTCCAGAATTTGCTACAGTTTCTCGTAGTGTTCCTCTTATAAACTGATATTTTCCGCAAGCACTCGATGCATACCCTGCCCTAATTCTATCAGTTTGAAACTGATCGACTTGAGCAAGTGTAAATTCAGTTATTCTAGGATCATTTTGTCCTGGGTATACTGCACAATACGGATCTCCGCCTGTGCCTTCAGATTCGCCTTTTGCAATTAAACTGAGTAATGCTTTATCTTGTGTAGTAATTTGAGGCACGATTTACTCCTTATTGTGGACCAGCATCTGGGTCAGTTGACAATCTATTATCTTGATTTACTGGTGATGGAATAATGCCATCTCTTGGAAGATCCCAGGCGCCGCCTTCACGTCTTGCTGCACTAAAATGCATTGCGTCACTGCAACTATTCCAATTTCCTCCCCAGCCTAAACCGTGTTTGGCTGCCAATGCTCCAGTATTAGGTGGCATGTCAGTTGGTGTAGGGTTTCGTTTAGGTTTATAATATCCGTTAGTAGCAGGATTTATGTCTATAGCAGCACCGCTAGCATGATAACTTTTTACGCCTTGTCCTATAGCATTTCTATTTGCGTATCCGTACATAACATCAATTTTATAACCTGTTGCTTCAAGATCGTCAATAAACCCTTGGAACGCATCTTTAAATACTTCAGCAACTTGTGCAGTTTTACCACTTTTGCTTCTAACTGTTGCAAGAGGTCCTTGATTTGCAGGAGAAGTAGCAATACCGCCTCGTGGCGATGCTCCGTAATCTTCTTCGGAACCAGTTCTACCTAAACCGTATCCGCCAGAACCCTCAACCCAGCTTGTGGTATTTCTACTAGATGTTCCTCTTGTAAATGTATCTGGTATTATTGTTCTGTCACTTGATGGAAGTTCTCCGCCAAATTCTCTGTCAGTTTCTTCTCGTTTAAATGCCTGAGGATTCATGTTTTCATGATGAGTCCACGGTTCTCGCTGAGGTGCTCTACACAATATACTTTCATATGGAATTGGTAATTGAGCTCCGGGTGGAACATATGGTAACACATGTGTTGACAACGGCTGTAACGAGTAAGCATTGTTTGGTGCTGTAGGAGAATTTCCTCCAATTTTTTGTGTCGCAGGAGTAGCATCACCTGCTAGCCCACCGTTTATCTGAACTTCAGGAGCGTCTGCTGCAAAGATGCCTGTGGCTTTAATATTAAGATTGCTGTCTGCTTGTAGGTATATGCTCTGAGAAGCTGAAATGCTAGTCTGTCCGCCGAGTGCAGAAATATAAACATTGTTAGGAGCATATATATGAAAATCTGCACCGGGTTGTTGATGTATCGATCCTGTTGCAATGTCAACTATATCGCCACCTGCTGCTTTTCTGTACCAACTTTGCCCTGCGGTTTGGTGGAAACTCAAGTCTGCTTTTTGATATATACTACCGCCTTCGGCGTACATATTGATGTCGCCCTTTGTAGTAAGTTTAATTTCTCTAGAAACATTTAAATCTAGACTTTCACTAGAAGTAAATTGAAAAGATCTTCCTGCAACAATTCTAGTGTCGTACACACTTTCAATATGCACACGACCTGATTCTGCTCCGTTGAATATTTGTGCTCCGTCACTGAATCGTGCAGAAGCTTTCATGTTAATATTTCTGCCGGCTTCAAAATTTATATCTCGTTCTGCTGTAACATTTAAGTCGTTATCGGACATAATGCTAATACTATCATCTGCATGAATATCTATTTTACCATCAGACGTTAACTCAATCCACGCTGTTCCTCGAGAATTGGCAATATAAATTATATCTTCTGAATTATGCAACAATATTTGATGACCGGTTCTGGTGCGAAGTCGTATTAGTTCGTTATGAGGAATTGTTTCGTCGCCGCCCGATTCTTCTATTAACTTGTTTTTATAAACAGGAGGACCGTCACTTGCATGAAATTCTCTGATTAATTTGTCATCGCCGTCGTCCATAACTAGACTACTGCCACCCAGTCGACTTACATGAACTTCTGCTTCGTTTCCAACTGTTCCGATTTTTGCCTTAGGTGCTCCAGGTCTTTTATCAATTGGTCCAGGAGTGTTAAATCCAAATACTGCACTCGGAGTTTCTCTTCTGGCACTAGAACTTGTTAATCCGCGAGCTTCGTCAAATAACAATCCCTGTATTTCTAATACTTGTGTAAAATCCTGGTTATATGGTTTTCTTGACAGCGTGGTATCATCGGCTAACTCTGTAGTAATACCTTTGTTGTATTCGCCTACTGGTAATTTTGCTCCTTGTAGGTCTTTAGGTGTACCTGGTGTTGTTAGTTCTGTTACTGCACGACCGTCAGGTACCATAAAATTCATGTGTTCGTCAGGAACACATGCAAACCAGTATCCACGAGATCTGTCTCCTTCTAGGAACATTACTAAAACCTTAGTATCAATATCCGGAGGAATCATCCAAAATCCGTAGCTCTGTTGTGAACTTCTGTAGTTGTCGTCTCCTGTTATGTTTGCCAAAGAAGTTACACCATAAAACGGAGATGCATAGTTTACAATCACTGTTGACTCGTCAATGTTTTCATAGTCCCCCGAAGATGTTGTTTTGATAAGTTGTACTTCCAATGCACCCATGTATTTTTTGTCTAAAAATCCTATGACTTTTGCAAGATACGGTCCAGGCGTTAATGGCGGCTGGACTGCGTGTGAAGTTCGAGATGTAACATTCCTAATAGGCTGTCTTGTACTCATAAATTATTCCTTATCGTCGTGAATCTGTAAATTGTTTTATTGTTGGTAACTTAAATGTTCCAGGGCCGCCAGTTGGAAAAACAGTCGATGGTACACTTGCTGCGTTTTGCGAAAGCAGTGCTGCAACCTGTGTTGGACTTTGTCCAGTTAAAGATCTTCCTAGCTGTTGTTCTAGTTGACTTATACTAATTGCACCACTGGAAATTTGTTGAGCAATTTGTGACTGACTTAATCCAGTAAGTTGTGCTAAGGCAACCGGCATTCCTTCGGATCCTACTGGAATTTCTGTTAATGCTTTTATGTTCAATGGCTGGAATGCTTGTAACAAGTTGGTTCTTAAATTTTGAACGTTGTTTATGAGTTGTGTTGCTTGATTAACAACTCCAAAAATTTGTCCTAATTGACCCGGTATGTTAGATAATCCACCTAATAAATTAGTTGGTATGATATTTAAGAATCCTAACTTTGATACTACTTGACTTAATTTTTCAACTTCGGCAAACAGCAAGTCTGCTGATGCTGCACTACTTGCCGGGGTAGGAATACTATATTCGCCACCTGATACCAATTGTTCTACTATAGACTGCACATAAGATCTAGTTGCATTATCTTGATTTGGTCTTTTTAATAAATGCAAGGAATTTGTAAATTGTCCATTGCTAAAACTGCTGTTTAATGTGATAACTTTATATATTCCAGTAAATGCGTTTGCACTGTCGATTATTAATCCGTTTTCTTTGTAATCAAGTGCTGAAGAAAAGTTTAATAAAATGTCAACTTCAGATGTTCTAAAATTTATAGAATTGTTTGATGTTATATTTCTGTAAGGCGTCCCTGGCTGATAATTTCCTGCGTCTGCATCTGGTAGATAGTAAGGATCACCCCATATTTTTAAATCGAGAGTAACATTATCAACGTCACTGTTTAAAATAGCTCTATTAAACAATTCTGCTACACGTCGTTTTTCATCATCAATTGCTGCACCAGTTGTTGCTGTTGCATCAGCAGTTGTATAAACTGCCTTTTTTACAGGCGTTGCACCACTTGTTTCTGTTAGTCGACTTACTTGTGCGTTTGGAGCAATACTGGCAATTTCTTTGGTTATAGTTCTAGGTCCACTGCCGGTTGACGAAACAGAAGCCATGGACGGATCAGCTAATGTTTTAAAGAAACTATTATCGATTGTAAACTCCAAGTCGAGTACATCTGTGTTTAAACCAGTATAAGAATAAAAGTATGCTTTAACACAATCGCCTGCTAGATTTACGTAATTTTGTTCTGCTGTATTCGGCGCGATTTGACTAACGTGAACTTCTTGCTCGTAGATGTCGTAGATATAATTTAGTGCAGGACGTCCTTGGCCGTTGTCAGGAGATAAAACATTAACTCTTGCAAATATTTTAAACCAAGGTATCATTCCTTTACTGTTGGGTTGTACTTTAATAAGATTTTGTCCCCATTCGCTGGTTAACAATACATCTTCTATAATTTTTTCAATTTTTGTATTTTGAGAATATTGAAAAACTCTAGTAATGTCATTTATAGACGTAGGTTGAAAAATCATTGTGCTTGGATTATATTGTTGATTTACCGACGCGAGCCCAGATGTTCCATAAGAATCAAAATCTAAACTTATTTTACTTGTAGCAAACGAGGATCCATTTACAGTTCCGGTGTTATATAAACTTCCAGATGACGGTCCTGTACTGTTTGTTACAAAATTAATATCATATACATCATTTTGAAGTATTACTTTTCTTCCCATTGCTTCTTCGTTGGGATAATTTATTGCTCTTAATAAACTGTGTTCACCTGTTTTTAATATTTCTTCAACAGTAACTCCTGATATTTTTGCACTTGTTCTTATGTTTTGAACTTCGTCAGTAAACGCACTGTGATTCCACGGAATACATTCGATATCGTATACCGACCCTCCAGCATCTACTTTAAAAGTTAGGTTTACAAATTTTATTATAAATGTTTTACGTTCTACTTGACTGGTTACTTTACCGGTGTCATCGTATCCTACAAACTCACAGGATAAAGAAAACGGTGCTTCAATATAATTGTTAAACCCTGCAGAAGTTGATGCAAGGTGTAGTGTTTGTAAAAACAGTCCTACACTATAAGGCTCTGTAACTTGAAATGTGATTTTTGTTGCAACAGATGTACTTGTTCCAGGATTGTTGGAAATTAGACTGTCTATAGAAATATTGTCGATAAAGTATTCTACTTTTATTCCTGCTGCATCTTCAGCTGCGGTTGTAATAGTTTTATCAGGTAATCCACTTGAACGTATTATAGGAATATTTCCAGCGCCAGGTAGTCCTACGCTGTTTACTTCATTAACGTTTAACGCACTTAATGTCCACACATAGTTATAAGATACAAACTTTCCTAGTGGATTTAAAAGTATTCCCATATTAAATTCCTATAACTGTAATAAGAGTTGATTTTTTTGGAACATAAATTTTAGTGCCTGCAACAAAATCAAAAATAGGATCTTTAATTATATCCATATTTCTAATAGAAAACACCCACCACAGTTTTGAACTACCATACAAATCATAAGCCAACAAATCAGGTCTGTATGTATACTGAGGAGTGATTTCAAAAACCAAATCATCTGATAGTGCAGGTATATCTCTTTTTACCATTATATCAAGATAGTTGGTAGAATTTAATTGTGTTAACTGCCACGGACTTGTTTTTGCATAACTAACTTCCATTAAATAAATCCTCCCTCTTTAACATAGCCACCTTGTATAAAGCTATCTAAATTAAACTGTCTTTGCTTATCTCTGCTAAACACCGGCTGTACTGTAATACTAAATGTGCAAAGTGTTGGAACATATGTATATGCGCCAGATCCTATTTCGTTTGCAACAGACTGTGCAATTGGAACTTTTATGTAATCAACACTGTTCGGCAAATCAAGAGTAAACATTTTAACAATAACCGGTGTTTTGTTAAAAATAAAGTCACCGTATCCACTTACATGAACCAATGGCGGAGGTGCTCCTCTGTTTGGAGAACTACCATAGGACATTTTTGTTATCGATCTTAAAAATTGTACACAAGCTACCCAATACTGTCCGTCTTTTTCGTTTTCTACAGGAAACTCTCCAGTAATTGTAATATCTTCGACTGTGCTACTTTGATATATCGGAGAGGGATAATTAGTATGTAAGGGTTGTAAATTATTATAACTTGCAGAATGAGTTATCATAACTAGCGGAGTAGTAGGAAATACCATGCAGTTATCTGAAGCACGTAAAGGCTCTAAATAAGCAGAATTAACAAAGGAAGGAATACTAGTTGGAACATGAATTCTTACTCTCCAGTCCGAGCCGGAAGATTGAGCAGTGCCTCCCCAAGATGCAAACGATGTGTTTGATGCAACATATTGGGCGCCTGAAGGAAAGGTTCCTAATCTCAGCGACGACATAAATGCTGCCGGATTAGATATAATCTGTGTTACATTTTTTATTCCGTTTATTGTGCCAGACACTTGATTAACAAAATTACCAACTGTAGCGGCTGTAGACGAAACTGTTTTTACAAACTTATCAAAGGACGAAAGTAAACTCATAATATTATTCTCCTTATGTATTTAGTTGACAAAATTAAGTGCATATATTATATTAGTTTTAACTCTATAAGGAAAAAGATGAAAAAAGTCAATTATTTAAACAATAAAGATATGCTAGCAGAGATACATAAAAGTAAAAATACATTTTCAAGTTTTACTGATCAAGAATTTTCAGAATACGACATAATTGTTTCAGATGTTTCTAAAATTACTGCTAAAATTGTTACAGAAGCAAAACAAAATAGAGCAAAACGTTTGTCTTCAAAAGATTACGAAACTAAAAAAATAGACAACAACAAGATAAAACTATCAGATTGTGAAATAGATATTAAATCAATTAAGAAAACTGATTTAGTATTTAGAGTTATGACATTTGATCATATACCAGACGAACCTGGTAGAAAGAAAAATCCAAAAAGCGTAGCCGATGGCAAGATAAAACTAAACTTTCCTCCTTTTCAACATTGGAAGTTTAACGAGGACGGCGAGTTAGTGTGTGTAGGTAAAAGTCACTGGGTCGGTGGTATGGAAAACGGTTACTTTTCCAAAGAGCACGGAGTAGCAACACGGAAACTTGCACTTATGTGGATGAAACTGTGTGATCGTTATGCTACAAGAGGAAATGTTCGTGGTTATACATATAACGATGAAATGAAAGGTCAGGCAATACTACAGCTAACACAAATAGGATTGCAGTTCGACGAATCAAAGTCCAACAACCCGTTTGCATATTATACTGCGGCTGTGACAAACAGTTTTGTTCGTGTTATAAACTTAGAAAAACGCAATCAAAATATTCGCGACGACATTTTAGAAATGAATAATCTAAATCCTAGCTTTACTAGACAGTACCAGGGCGAGTTTGAGGCTGCTACAAAACGTTATATAGATTCTCAAGAAGAATAATTGTTGACAATCAAAGACATACTCGTTATACTTTAGGTTAATATGGAGATCTATATTGTTTAAAAAAGCAGCAGTGTTTACTGACATACATTTTGGTATGAAAGGTAACTCTAAGATTCACAATCAAGACTGTGAAAACTTCGTTGATTGGTTTATTCAAACCGCCAAAGAAAACAACTGCGACACAGGATTGTTTTGTGGAGATTGGAATCATAACAGAAACAGTCTTAACTTAACAACAATGGACAGTGGTCTTAGAGCATTGGAAAAACTCGGGGCCGGATTTGAAAATTTTTATATATTTGCCGGTAACCACGACTTGTATTATAAAGATACAAGAGACGTTAAGTCAACTGAATTTGCAAAACACATTCCTGGCATTACAGTTGTTGATAATGTTACAGTTTTTGATGATGTAGCACTTGTTCCGTGGCTGGTCAACGACGAATGGAAACAAATAGAGAAGTTGCAAGCAAAGTATGTGTTTGGTCACTTTGAACTTCCTTCGTTTTATATGAATGCAATGGTTCAGATGCCCGATCACGGTGAACTTAAAGCAGAACACTTTAAGAATCAAGAGTATGTGTTCAGTGGACACTTTCATAAACGACAAATACAAGGTAAGATACACTATATTGGTAACGCATTTCCACACAACTATGCTGATGCATGGGATGATGCACGTGGTATGATGATACTAGATCGTGAAAACAATGCAGAACCTCGATATATCGATTGGCCAGATTGTCCAAAGTATCGTACAATTAAACTTTCGCAGTTAATTGACGAGAAGGATACTCTTATTAAACCCAACATGTATCTACGTGTTACGCTTGACTTGCCTATTAGCTATGAAGAGGCAAGTTTTGTAAAAGAAACATTCATGGAACAGTATAAGTGCAGAGAAATAACTCTTATTCCACAAAAACAGCTTGAAGAAATCACTACCGAACTCGATATTGCACAATTTGAAAGTGTAGATCAAATTGTAAGCAATGAAATTATGTCTATCGACAGCGAAAACTATAATAAAAATCTACTACTGAACATATATGGTGAACTACAATGATTCGCATCAAGGATTTAACTGTTAAAAACTTTATGAGTGTGGGTAATGTTACCCAAGCTGTTGATTTTAATCGAGAACAGCTTACGTTGGTGCTTGGTGAGAATCTAGATCAAGGTGGCGACGATACTGGGTCACGTAATGGTACTGGAAAAACTACTATTGTTAATGCGCTGTCGTATGCACTGTATGGACAAGCGTTGACCAGTATTAAAAAGAACAATCTAATTAACAAAACCAATAACAAAGGTATGTTAGTTACCCTTAACTTTGAAAAAAACAGTGTTCTATATCGTATTGAGCGTGGAAGATCACCTAACATTTTAAAGTTTTATGTAAATGACATTCAGCAAATTGACGAATCTGCCGATGAAAGCCAAGGCGATAGCAGAGAAACTCAAAAAACCATCAACGACTTGCTAGGAATGAGCCACAACATGTTTAAACATGTTGTAGCACTTAATACATATACAGAACCGTTCCTTAGTATGCGAACAAACGACCAAAGAGAAATTATTGAACAACTTCTTGGCATTACTATTCTTTCCGAAAAAGCAAACCTGTTAAAAGATCAAGTCAAACTTACAAAAGATCTTATAACTGAAGAAACATTAAAGATTAATGCCATACAATCAAGCAACGAAAAGATCGGTCAAAGTATTGATACTCTAATAAGTCGCCAACGTGCATGGGAAATAAAAAGAAAACTGGATATTGAAAATCTATCAAGTGCATTAGAAGAACTTGCAAAACTGGATATTGAAGTTGAGTTGGATTTACACGATCAATTGTTAACGTGGAATGATCGTAATACTCGTATCACTGCACTGAAGAAAGAACATGCAACTCTTGAAACTGCACTTACTAGAGCAGATAACAGTGTTCAAAAAGTACAAAAAGATATCAAAGAACTAGACGATGCTGTGTGTTATGCATGTGGTCAAGCACTGCATGACAATAAAAAACAGGAAATTCTTTCAAAAAAAGACAAAGAATTGTCTGACGCTGTGAAGTATTTGTCCGAAGTTGCAGACAAATTTGAAAAAGTCAACAAAGAATTAACAGAAATAGGCGATCTTAGTGCAAAGCCAAACACATTTTATGACACTGCAAAGGAAGCCTACGAGCATAGAAACAACGTAGACAACTTACATGCAGCAATTGTACGCAAAGAACAAGAAGAAGATCCATATCAAGCACAAATAGACGATTTAAAAAACACTGCACTGCAAGTAATTGATTGGTCAGGTGTTAACAGGTTAACAGAACTTAAAGAACATCAAGATTTCTTGCTTAAATTGTTAACTAATAAAGATTCCTTTATTAGAAAAAAGATTATTGATCAGAATCTAGCGTATCTAAACAACAGACTTACATATTATCTTAATAAACTAGGATTACCGCATCAAGTTGCGTTTTTAAATGACCTAAGTGTTGAAATTACACAACTAGGCCAAGACTTGGACTTTGATAACCTGTCAAGAGGTGAACGCAATCGGTTAATACTAGGATTGAGCTTTGCTTTCCGCGATGTTTGGGAAAGTTTGTATCAAAGCATTAACTTGTTGTTTATCGATGAGCTTATTGACAGCGGTATGGATACAGCAGGAGTTGAGAATTCGCTAGGAGTTCTCAAAAAGATGGGAAGAGAGCGCAGCAAAAACATTTTTCTTATCTCTCACAAAGACGAACTAGTTGGTAGAGTTAATAATGTATTAAAAGTTATTAAAGAAAACGGATTTACTAGTTACGCAAACGATATTGATGTAGTAGAATGACAATCGAAGACGATACACACGACAAACTTGTTAGAGCATATCTAGATTATTTTGCACTTAATGAAGAATTTCAACAACGTCCTGCTGAAACCAGGCGTCGAGTTGTAAGAAAAAAGCTAAACGAGATAAAGTTACTGTGTTCAATACGTCGTGATGAAATAATGGAAGAACATCGTAGGCATATAAAAGACGGCAGAGCAAGAAATAATCCAAAAGAGGCACGTAGAGTAAATCCAAAAAATAATTAATGTATGAATTGGACATACAAAGGACAAAAAGTCACAGAAATACCTGAAGACATTGAAGGCTTTGTATATCTTATTACCAATCTACTTAATAACAAAAAATATGTAGGCAAAAAACTAGCACGTTTCAAAACTACCAAACCACCGCTTAAAGGCAAAAAGAACAAACGTAGAGGCTACAAAGAATCGGACTGGCGAGACTATTGGGGATCATCAGATAGGCTAAACGAAGACGTAGCAGCATTAGGCACTGACAAATTTACTCGTGAAATACTTTACTTTTGCAAAAGCAGAGCAGAGATGAGTTATATAGAGGCAAGAGAGCAATTCGAACGCAGAGTTTTAGAGACCGACGAGTATTATAACGGTATCATCAACGTTCGTGTAGGCGGGTCAGATAAACTAAGACAGGCTCTTTTAGAACAACAGGCAAAATAATCCAACACATAAGGTTGGCGGGCCAGTTTAGAAACACCGCTGTGGAAAAACCGGGTGGTACCGGACACGTAACATGCTGATCGACACTCCAGAGAGTGGAAGCCATCAAACAAATTGGGCTCACTGGTTGGCATAGGTTGAATGTTGGCAATCAAAATACTGCACATTACACAAAAAAACCGTATGCACTAGGAACGAAGCAACGGGTAAAGGTATAGTGTATGCACTCTAAAAGTATTTTATTAAAATATTTTTATAGCGTATGCACTATATTTTGATGTCGACGTAGGTTGGGAAAGGTCAGAGCCCATTGTGTAGCAGAAAATACCTACTTCCAAGTCTCGGCTGGTGATACTCACATAATGTTTGAGAAGGAGGAACCTGTTAACAGGTTCCGTCTGACCAGATTAATCTACATAATATTAATTGCATGTGTTACACACATGCTTAATCATTAAGATAAAGATAATATGTGTTGAGCGATAGCGATAACACAGTTGAACGTAGTTCAACTTAACATCCTTTCATAAATAATATTAACAATCAACAAAGTGTTAAGGATAACTCTCATGAAAATTTACGATATTATGAATGAACAAGAAGCAGTTAATGAAAAACCTATGGGTTTATTAAAACGTGCTGGTCTTGGCATAGCAAGTAAACTGGGCAGTGGCAGTGCTAAAGCACAACTTGACGTAGGTAAAGATGCTAATTCAATGAAAAAAGATCTTGCTGCTTGGATGGCAGGTAGTGGAATTGCCAAAGGAACTCTATCTCCGGATGACTTTAAAAACTTTTTAGGTCAAAAAGGTCTTCCTGCTGATACTGTTGATGCAAATCTAGGTCAAAGTAGACAAGCCAGTGGTAGAGATGAAACCGAACCAATGAGCAATCCTGAGGTCGATGAACTGTTAAAGAAAGCAGTACAAGCAGGATTCAAAAGTCAAGGAGCCAAAGGTCGTCAAAGTAATTTTGCAGCCACCGCTACGGCACCTAGTGGAGGACCAGTTGATCCTAAACTTCAAAAAGCCATTGCTGCATTGCAAGCAGCTGGATACAATGTTACAAAATAATACTTAAAGTTATTTAGAAAAAATAAAACCTGCTTTAGAAATAAGGCAGGTTTGTTTTTTTGGCTATGTCATGATTTTCTTTTATCAAGTTTGCAATAATTTCTTGGTCTTCTGGAGATAGTTCGTATGCTTCTGACAACGAAATACTTCCTCTCATACTCCAACAAATTTTAAACAAATTGTGTTTTAGTTGTTTCGTTTCATTGTCAAGGATCTCAACCTCTTGTAAGATCTTTTCAACTGGCCAAGTTGAGATCCTTATGCGAAAAAATCTGAGCGATCAAAAATGATAGGCAACTGGAATTCTTCTGGAGCACCTACAGCACGTTCTTCTTCGCTGGTTACAACCTTTAAAGATTTTATTTTGAACTTTTGTTTTTGTACATCGATATGATCCAACACTGCCTTATATAACTCTTTGTCAGCGTTGTTAAAAAATTCTGCTATATGTTCAGGATCAGTCACAGGATCTTCGTTGTCGTATTGAATAGCAACAACACT